TTATCCATTAGATAAATCATTAGAACAATATTTTAATGATTTAGGACAACCCTCATATAATATTTTACAAATGCCTTAAAAAATGCTATTAAAATAGCATGTTTGATAAAGAAATAGAATTTAGTGCTCATGAGGATTATTTTGCATTAAAAGAAGATTATCCAATACCTGCAAAATTAAATATACCTGAATGGTATAAAAATTTAGAACATAACATTTTAAATAAAACAGTTAAAGGATGTATGCCTTTTTTAGATTCATTAACTGCTGGATACATTTTAAAAATGCCTCAAGATTTTCATGTAAGGCACAACGTAGATAACAAAAATGAAAAAGGAGAAGAGTTTAAAGATTCCTTTCAAACTTTTGGACTTCATGATCAACAACAATTGTTACATACAAAATATGTAAATTTAAATTCTGAAATAGACACTCATTCTTTAAAACAAGTTGAAGGGTCTCCTTTTATTGAAAAAAATAAAAATTTACCTTTTTATAAAATAATAAACCCTTGGAAAATAAAAACATCAAAAGGATATTCATGTTTATTTGTTCCTCCTTTAAATAATTCAGATGATAGATTCTCAATTATATCCGGAATTGTTGATACGGATACTTTTCCTAATGAAATTAATTTTCCAATAATAATAAATGGAAATAAGTACCCTGTTTTAGAAGATACAATAAAAAAAGGAACCCCTTATGTTCAAATAATACCCTTTAAAAGGGATTCATGGAAAATGAGTTTAAAACCAAGGAAACAAAAAGAAATACAAAACTCTAGGCTTTTTTATGGATTAAAAATATTAAATATTTATAAAGATAAATATTGGAATAAGAAATTATGGAAATAAAAAATTTTATAAAAATATATGATGAAGTATTGCCATGGAAAGTTTTATCTAATTTAATTCGTTTTGCAAATATTTCGCAATTTGAAAAAACAAAAGTAGGAGGGGAAGAAGAAAACAGAATTGATTTTAACATTAGAAGAACCTATGCATTGCCTTTATCAAATTTAAATAATTCTATTTCAAATGTTCACTGGTTCAATCTATTACAATTTTATTTTGATAAAAATTTAAAACAATATAAATTTGATGCAAATATTTTAGACTATAATTATAGAAATATTTTTGATATTGAAATTTTAAAATATGAAAATACAGGTTTTTACACTTGGCATGTTGATCATTTTGCAACAGTTCCAAGAACAATGAGTTGTATTTTATTATTAAATAATGACTATGAGGGTGGTAATTTATGTTTTAGAAATCCAGATGGAAGTGGTGAATGGGGAGTAGAAGTTAAACCAAATAGAATGATTATTTGGCCAAGTAATTTCTTATATCCTCATACAGTTAAACCAGTAACGAAAGGTAAAAGGTATTCAGTTGTAGCATGGGCACTATAAAAGATTTTAAATATAAATTAATAAAAAATTTTTTAACAAAGGAAGAAATTAAATTATTAACAGACTATTGTAGAATTAAACATAGAATTAATTTTAATTCTTTTGATTTTCAACAAAACGATAATGGAGATACATTTTTTTACGGAGATCCATTGATGGAATCATTAATGGTTAATAAATTAGAATTAATGCAAAAGGAAACTGGTTTAGAATTATTATGCACTTATGCTTTTTGGAGAATGTATACAGTTAATGCTGATTTAAAAAAACACAAAGATAGACCGGCTTGTGAAGTAAGTGTTACTGTTATGATTGGGTCCGATGGAACAAAATGGCCAATATATATGGATGGAACAGAAATAAATATGGAACCAGGTGATGCTGCAATATATTTGGGATGTGAAGTAGAACATTGGAGAGAAGAATTTAAAGGAGATTGGCAAGCTCAAACTTTTTTACATTATGTAGATAAAAATGGAACAAATAAAGAATGGTTTAAAGATAAAAGATTATTATATGGAATGCAAAAATGAAATTTAAACAATACGAAAATGGTTCTTGCGACATAGAATTTTCTGTAAAAGAAAGATGGTTAATTCTAAAAAAAGGAAAAATACATTTGTCTGACGAAGCTTTGAGGCATTTTGGGAATCATTTAGTACGAATGGTTTCTGATTGGAATTTAAAATTTAATAAAACAACACAAGAAAAAATTACGCACGATAATACTAAAATTGAAAGCAAATGAGTCTAATAGAAAATCATATTTTTAACACCCCTGTTTACTTTAGTGAAAAAAAAGATTGGGTAGAAAAAGTAAATAAAATATCTGATCCTTACATACAAAAAGCAAAAGAAGAAAATAAATTAATTAATAATAAGGATTTTGTAATAGTTCATCATTCTCAATCTTTAATTCAAGACATTAATTTTAAAGAATTTTTAAATTATATAAATAGTAATGCTTTTGATATATTAAATAACCAAGGGTTTGATTTAACAAACTATTCATTAGTCACAACTGAATTGTGGGTTCAAGAATTTCCAAGTTTAGGTGGTGGAAACCATTCTCCACATATCCATTGGAATGGGCATATATCAGGTTTTTATTTTTTAAAATGTTCAGAAAAAACATCGTATCCTGTTTTTCATGATCCAAGAACTGGACGAATGATGAATTTACTTCCCGAGAAAGATAGATCTCAAATTACACTGGCTTCTTCTTCTATTCATTTTAAACCAGAACCAGGGACTTTTATATTTTTTAATTCTTATTTACAACATGAATTTGTAGTAGATCATGGCATAGAACCATTTAGATTTATACATTTTAATATACAGGCTTTTCCTAAATATCTAATAAATGATTCCCAAAATAATTCATCAAACAGCCTACTTTAACAAGGATGAATGGCATCCTGTTTGGAAACATTGTCAGCGATCTACTTTAAAACATTTTAAAGATTTTGAATATAAATTTTGGGATGATGATAGTTTAGACAATTTTGTTAAAGAAAAATATCCTAAAATTTTTGAAGAATATAAAAATTTTCCAGGTCATATATTTCAATTAGATTGTGTTAGATATCTATTACTTCATTATTATGGTGGAATTTATATTGATATGGACGTATATTGTTATGATAATTTTTATGAAGAATTAAAAGGAGATGTTAATTTAGTAGAATCAATTGGTGATGAATTAGTTCAGAATTCTTTAATGGCTTCAATCCCCAATCATCCTTTTTGGATGGATTGTTACGATTTAACTTTACATAGAACAAAAACAATTAAATTAAAACCAAATTTAAATACTTTTTTTAAAAAAGAAGCTGATGAAAATGATAATTTAATAAGACTTATATCCGGCCCATTAATGTTGTCTGATTGTGTAAAACAGAATAAACATTCTATCTACATACTTCCTTATAAATATTTTAGTCATGAACCATTATCTTATAAAAAAGAATTCAAAACTAAACATATGCAAAGCGGTATGTGGGGTAAAGAAATTAAAGATGGATTTTATGATATAAGAAATAATAATGATCCTAGTATTCCAATAGAAGAATATCATAAATACTCATATAAAATGAAAACCTCCATAGATTTAAACAACTTTAATTTTTATAAAGATTATAGTAAATAACTCTTTATTGTTAAATAAAGATATATAGGGTATAAGAACCAATATGCCCTTAAAAAAGATACCAATAAAAGCTGGATTTAACAAACAAGACACCGCAACTGCCGCAGAAGGTCAGTGGATTGATGGGGATTTTGTTCGTTTTCGCTATGGTTATCCTGAAAAAATAGGTGGCTGGCAACAAATACTTCAATCGACTTTATCAGGTGTTGCAAGAGCTCAGCACACATGGACAGATTTAAAGGGTAATAAATACGCAGTAATAGGAACTAATAAAATATTAGCTATTTATTATGAAGGAGCATTTTACGACATTACTCCACTTGGAACCGCTTTAACATCCTGTACATTAGCATCTACTACCGGATCTGCAACTGTAACTGTTACAAAAAATTCTCATGGATTATCTGTTGGAGATTACATTAAATTTACATCTCCTTCCCTTGCAGGTGGAGGAGTTACAACTTTTACAAATGCTGATTTTACAACAAATACTTTTGAAATTATTTCCGTTCCAACGGTAAATAATTTTACAGTTACTATGCCTGTCACAGAAGCAGGTACCGGTATGGCAGGTGGTGGTTCAACTATAACAACTACTCCGTATATATTTGTAGGTCCAATTAATCAAACTTATGGTTATGGATGGGGAACATCTACTTGGGGAACTGTAGGATGGGGTAATGCTTCAACTGCTCCAACTGTTGTACTCTCTCCAGCTAACTGGTCATTAGATAATTTTGGACAGATATTAATTGCAACAGTTAAAGATGGTAAAATATTTTCATGGAATCCTGCTGCCTCTAACCCTCTTACAACTCGAGCGACAGTTATATCAAATGCACCTACAGCATCTATTATGACGGTTGTATCAGATAGAGATAGACATTTAATTGCACTTGGAACAGAGACAACTGTTGGAACAACGTCTTCTCAAGACCCTATGTTTATAAGATTTTCAAATCAAGAAGATTTTAATACTTGGGCACCTACTGCAACAAACACAGCAGGAACATTTAGACTGGATACAGGAAACTACATTGTAGGAGCTATACAAGGAAAAGATTATATATTTATTTTAACTGATCAAGCAGCTTATGTAATGCAATTTGTAGGTCCTCCTTTTGTATTTTCAATTAGACAAGTTGGAACAAACTGTGGATGCATTGGTCAGCATTCAATAGTCTTTGCACAAGGGGCTGTTTATTGGATGGGATTTGGTGGTGGATTTTTTGCTTATGATGGAACAGTTAAACAATTACCATCTTTAGTTGAAGATTATGTATTTACAACGGGAGGAGATAATCTTGGTATAAATTACAACTCAGCAGACATTGTATATGGTTCTCATAATAGTTTATATAATGAAGTAGTTTGGTTTTATCCAACAAACAATTCAACGGTGGTTAATGCATCGGTAGTTTATAACTTCGTTGAAAATACTTGGACTACAATGTCTCTTGCTAGAACAACTTATTCAGATGCTCAAACTTATGATAAACCTTATGCTACTCAATGGCTGTCAACGAGTGTGCCTACATTTCCAACTATTAATGGTGTGACAAATACTTATGGTGCATCACTTTATTATGAACATGAGGTGGGTGTTAATGAAGTAAGTTATACTGGAGTTAAAACAGCTATCCCTGCATATATTGAATCTGGGGACTTTGAATTAGATGTAGAAGGAGATGGTCAATATTTAATGAAGATAAATAGATTTATACCAGACTTTAAAATA